ACAGGCAGAGCAGGCTTATGCGACGGCCTATGAAGGTGCGCCCATTCCAACTTCGACATGGAAGGAGCGGGAGTGGAGCAGATCAGACATTGAAGAGGCTAGACGTATAGGCCAGCAAGTAGCGGCGACATTGGACAGCGCCAAACAAAAGGCGGGGGATCTAGGGCGGTTTTTTGATGACCTGGTAACCAAAGCGGATATGTGGACAAAGTCACTCACGGATGGCATAGCAGACGCAATAGTGAGCGGGCGGAGTTTATCGAGTGTCTTACAGGAAATTGCGATGCAGCTTGCGAGGATGACTATATCGAAGGCGTTGACTGGTATATTTGGAGGATTTGTCTCATTGTTCCATGAAGGCGGTATCGTAGGCGAAGAGGGCGTGCGGACGAAACTGCCGCGCTATCATTCAGGAGGCCTTGTGGGGAGTAACGAAGAGCTTGCGGTGCTGCGCAAGGGCGAGGGCGTGTTCACGCCCGGCCAGATGCGGGCTTTGGGGAGTGCTGGAGGCGAAACGATCAACGTGACGATGAACATCAACGCTATTGACGCGCGATCTGTGGTCGAATTTTTCCGAGGCAACAAGGGCAAGATCGAATCGCTTGTCGTCGAATCCATACGTCGCGACGGCACGCTGAGAAAAGTTATAAAGGGGTTGGTGTAAATGCCGAGAGGATCCGCAGTTTTCAATGAGGCGGCTGGCAGCGAGACCATCGAGGACGTCATCTTTGTGCGGGTGCTGAACCTGCCAAGACTGGATGACCCGGCCACCACGGTCAGCCTGTATATGACTGATGCCAATGAGGCTATCACATTCTATGACGAGGACGGGTTTCCGCAGACATACGAACCTGTAGGCTTGACGTACGATCCTATCGAGCAGACTACCGAGAACACAATCGATTCCGCCGTCATCAGACTGGATAACGTAAACCGAGACTTCTCAGCATACGCGCAATATTACCGAGTGCAGGACACGGAAGTGCACGTCTTACGCGGCTTGCGAAGCGTACTCGATACACCTAACGGCGCGCAGTTGCTTTTTGTGGGTTTTATCCAGCAGGCGATAATCAGCGAGCACTGGATTGAGTTTTCCATATGGCCTGACTACACGCTAGAACTAAAGGTGCCACGCCGGCGTTACTGGGTAAACCTGTTTCCATACCTGCCAGCAAGCAAGGATATTCGCTATGTGCAGCGCGTATGACGTCGAACGACTGATAGGCATTCCATGGGGCTACGGGCCACCACCTGAAAGCGCTGATTGTATATCACTGGCAGTATATTGCCAAAAGGTTTTATTTGGCAATGATGTCGCGATTGATAAAACTGACTTAGATTCCTTTCGCGGGAAAATTTCTGAATTTGGATTAGATGATCTCAGGGTTGTTTTGTCAAATTTCGCCTACCCTGTAAACAACCCTGACAAAGGTGATGTAGCGGTTATTAGGCTTGGTGAATATGGACATATCGCCACCTTGATAGATAAGTGGCATATATTACATATTTTGGTGGCGCGCAAGAGCCGGGTCAGTAAATTATCTAAATGGCCTATTGATAGTTTTTGGCGAGTAAGGAGGGCGTGACATGGGTGTTGGCGCATTAATCGGGGCAGCAGTAGGCATGGCAGCAGGTGCGGCCGGATGGGTTTTAGCAGGTTTCACCGCTGGCACTATGTGGATTGCCGGGGCCGCAATCGGGTCGCTGTTCGATTCTCCGGACGTTGGCTTTGATTTACAATCACCTGCCTACTCCTTCGGGCCGGTGCAGAACACAAAAACGCAGATACTGCCTATACCTATTGTATACGGCCGCAACCGCGTAGCAGGGAATATTTTCTATGAGAACTTTTTGGACGACCAAAAAACAGAGGTAGTGCGCATGATTGGCATATCAGAAGGGCCGGTGCATAGTATCACTAGTGTGAAGGCCGACGACGTCAATCCTGCCACGCTGGATGGTTGTGCTGTCTACACATACACGAACACGACAGCCTCCACAACCACACCACTAGACCCGGCCGGGACAAGGCCATATCCGAACGACCTGGCGATGGTTGCCGTGAAGCTAAAAGCACAGGAAAAGCTTCGTGGCGCTGGCGTTATAACGTCAATCGTCGAAGGTAGGACGGTATGGACGCCGGACGGAGTGAAATTCTCGCGTAATCCGGCATGGATAATCCGGGACCTGCTGACAAACACCAGATACGGGCTTGGCATTCCTGAGGACAGACTTGACGATACGTCATTCGAAGAGGTGGCGGCTTACTGTGACGAACTGGTGGACGGCGAGCCACGCTTTACGCTTGATTATGTCATAGACAACGATCGACCTGCGCATGATGTCTTGAAAGACATGCTGGCCTGCTTCCGGGGCTTTATTAAACGAAGAAACAAAATATCGCTTTGTGTTGATGCACCAGTGCCAACATATTATAAAGCTATTGGACCGGACAACATCGTGAAGGGTTCTTTTTCTTGGTGGCAGAAGCCGCAAAGCGAGATGTACAATCAAGTTACAATCGAATGGATTGATCCTGATAACCACTGGGAACGGTCGACGGCGTTCTTTGAGGATACTGAGGACGTCGCTATTCGTGGTGCCGTATCGCGTTCGTTTTCGCTTCTCGGTATCACGAGCAAAAAGCAGGTTGAGCGCATGGGCGCCTTCCTGCTGGATTCTTCACGGCTCGTCAGGAATTTCTGTTCATTCAGTCTGGGTATACAAGACGCTGACATCGACGTTGGCGATGTTATTGCCGTAACTCACGACCTGCCCGGCTGGGAGAACAAATGGTTCCGGGTCGTAAGGGTTATAGACAACAAGCCAGACGAACCGGGACAAATAACTGTTGTATGTTCTGAGTACCGAGCAGAAGTCTATAACGACAGGGCAGAGCCTTTTGTTCCACACATCGACACGTCCATACCTGATCCTTTGACTTGTCCTGACGTAGAAAACGTGACAGCGCAAGAGTTCATTCAGGTAAACAAGGACGGCACAATAACATCCAATATTGACGTGGCATGGACAGACCCGGAAGTACCATTGTTACACGTCGAAGTAGCGATACTTGAAGAAGGTGCCAGTAACTGGCGGGTTGCGGGCCTTGTGTCGCCCAAAGTTGGCAACTTCGTAATCAGAAACGTGAAAGCGAGCCAGTCAGTCAGTATACGTGTCCGCGCGATAAATGAAAAAGGCATAAAAGCCACGGGCGTCATCGTCGGATTGACGCTTTATGGCAAGGCATTGCCACCCGGGCCCGTAACCAATTTGGTCGTTGAAGCCGGGCCGGGAATGATCAAGCTTTCGTGGACTAACCCTAGCGATCCTGATTTCTCACATGTAGATATCGTCGAATACAAGGGGGCCGCTCAACCATCCGATCCCTCTGAAGGCACGCTTGTGGCTTCGCTTAATAGTACAAGCCTGACGCGGGCCGGTCTTGAAGAAGCGATGACATACTGGTATTGGATACGATCTGTCGATACCAGCGGCAACGTGTCGGCGTGGCTTGGACCGGTTAGCGGCGTTACGCAGATGACGGTTATAGACACCATAAACATCGCGGATCTTGCTATAACAGAAACCAAAATAGCTAATGATTCAATTTCCGCACCCAAACTAAAAGCTAATTCTGTTGATGCGAATAAAATTGCAGCCGGGGCTGTAACCACAGAAAAGATTGCGACAAATGCTATAACTACAGACCGCATAGCGGCCAACGCTGTGACGGCAGACAAAATCAACGTCAATGACCTGTCAGCCGTGTCAGCGAACATGGGCACGCTGACGGCGGGGGTGGCGAAGTCGACGGATGGCAAGTTTTATATTGATTTAACTGGTAAATATCTAGCTGTCTACGACGAGAACAATGTTTTGCGAGTCAAATTAGGTTATTTGGGGTGATGTGAATGGGATACGGCTGTAAGATTTGGGATCAATACGGGAGCGTGATGCTTGATACGACGGATTACACGGCGAGGTTAATATATTCCGATATAAAATCAGGCAGCTCGTCAGGTAGTACTTATTTATCAGCTGCTGACGGGACAATGCCTATTGTTTTAACCGCACCTGGGCCTAACAATACTGGGCAGAACTTGCTAAAAACTTCTATAACTCCTACTGGAACATTATCGTGGAGTCCTGTCTACTCTTGGAATGGTTCTGTTTCTTCAGGTGAAACAATCATTTTGGTCTTTGTATGTGACGAGAGGGTGTAGTAGATGTCATATGGTTTGATAGTAGCCGATGGCGGGAATATACAATTCGATACAAACAGACGACCACTTGAAATATGGAAGCATGATTATGCGACAAACTGGATAGTTTTTGATTCTTACGGGCCATGGCCTCCACTTTTCCCAAATTCATCTCCTGCATATCATGCTACAGTGTCTTGTTCATGTTTAATTACAGTGGTTGCGGTTCGACCAACCACATCTAGTTATGTCGTGGGAATGCCAAACCAATTATATCAGACAAACACAGATCCAATTGAATATTTAGTTGGAAGCATTGACGCTGGTTCCGCACCACTTCCTTCATGGGGGTTAGTCACATATGATGCCGCTGGGAATGTGATTTTCAACAGCAACGCACGATATTTAAAAATAAGGCAAATAATTGACATTCCGGTATCTACAATAGAAGGAACTATAAAACATGGGTGGTGGTACCCACCAGCTCCCGTGACAATAACACATAACGGTATTTATGACCCATATTACATAGTGCCCATAACAAACGCCACAGTGCCGTATGTGACAATGGGTGGAACAGCCATTGGCCCGCTAATACTGAAACTAGGAATAAAAAAAATATCGTCTACAAGTGCTTCTCTTGCATGGTTTGTGCTTTGTGGAGGACCTGGTGTTATGGGTATTGATTATCCTTTTTATCCACAAATATCTATCCCAGACCCATTCCGCGTTGCTATATGCACTTTGTGAGGAGGTGCTGTTATGCGGTTTTTGACTTCGATTGCTTTGTTATTTGTTTTGTTTACGGTTCCGGCTTCCGGTTTCGAGGTGCAAAAGACAATAACAATCCGATACCCGGTGGTAGACCGGATTGCCGGAAACGAAGGACACGGGCTGTATGCCATAACCATTTCAAACGGCGGCAAGGTGGAAGCAATCAATGTTCTGCAAAGTGCCGGTTTCCGTAGACTGGATAACGCCGTCAAATATGCCGTTTCACAATGGCGTTTCGTTGGGTTCGATTCAAACACGGTGCTATTGCCGGTCATCTTCCGGCTTGAGTAGGAGGCATACCTATGGAAGTATTTGATTTCACTCCAAGTTTTGTTTGGGAATCGACGAGAAGTTATAGAGTATTGATAAGTGAGTTCGAAAGCGGGAAAGAACAGCGGCGATACAAGAACAGGTTGCCGCGTGAATGGAAACTGTCGTTCAAAGGCAGGCCCGAGGATATACAGCAGATCGAATGGTTCTTCCACAAACACAAGGGGCCATATGAGGTTTTTTCTTGGCAACCGCCAAACGAGGATGGATACATCAAGGCTCGCTTCAAAGACGAGGCACTATCTATCACATCACAGGGACACCTAGTGTCTGAGGTTAGCCTGACAATCAGGGAGGTGTTGTAATGGCTACGACGGTTTATGAACCTGCAGTGCATAGGTTAAATATTTATCATGGCGAGAACCTCCAATTGCATTTCGGGTACTACAACCCGGACGCTTCTGGCAATCCAGACTACACCGCGCCTATTGATTTAACAGGATGTGAGGCTGAATTTAAGGTCTGGGAGCCTAGCACAGACAATGTTTTACTGGTGGTCAATTCAGCCACGTCGTCGGACATTGTTTTAGGTGGCACAGCCGGGACAATCGATATTAACATTCCAGCGGCCACGGTCAATGCTATCCAGACTACAGAAGAGGCCGCTGTTCCTGAATATCGGTGGTCATTTCAAGTAACCTTCCCGGACGGGACAGAGGATATCTGGATATACGGGCCGTGTTTTGTTATAAAGTCTTGGGTTCCTAGCGCTTAGGTTGTTAATGTGAGGTGAACAAAACATGAGTGTGATTGTTTTTGACTCGAACAAGAAGTTTATAAAAGTAACTGCACCGGGGCCGCAGGGACCCCAAGGAGACCCAGCTCCAGAGGTAAAAATACAATACTCAACCGACAACTCAACGTGGCATGACACATTTCAAGCTGGAGACATATATATGCGCATATCGACGGACGGCGGTAGCACTTGGACACAGGGCTACAAGTTTATTGGTGATGATGGACAAGACGCCCCTAACGTGCTTATACAGTTTTCGCCAGACAACGCCAACTGGCACACGGATTACCAGCAAGGCGATGCTTATGTTAGGTTCAGCAATGACAATGGCGTCACTTGGACAAACGGTGTTCCTGTTGCTACAAACGCTGAC